CAGCAGTATTGTTTTAAAAAAGGGTTTATTATTTATCCAGTTGTATCTGGTAATATGTTTAAAGTGTATTGCAATAGAATAAAAGGTAATTACTATATGAAAGGAAAAGAATTTAATAAACAAGGATCGTTCCAAGCTATTTGGGATTTATACACTAAAATATACAACTATGAATTTAATAAGATACGAGATTAAAGCTGGGTTTTTTAAAGGCTTTCTATTTGGGGTTAGACATTACCCTTTTGATGATGAAGAAATATATGAAGAAGATATAGTATTATACATTGGTATCTTTCAAATAATAATAACTTTAATATACGAAAAATGAGAAGCACACAAGTACACTATGATAACGGAAAAGATTACGATGTAATAGACGTTATAAATGATTTTAACCTTAATTTTAGCAGAGGTAACATACTAAAGTATATTTGCAGAGCTGGAAAGAAAAAGGATGAGTTACAAGACTTATTAAAGGCAAAAGACTATTTAGAACGAGAAATAGAAAGAATAAGGGATACAAATTAGTATCTCTTTTTTTTATTTAAAATGTTAAAGAAATGTTAAAATCTGTTAATAAGTTTTTTTATAACGTTTATTATTTGTAGATTTGATTATTATTAATTAAAACAAAAACAAGATGAAAAAATTACAAACATTAGTGTTGATTTTAGCACCAAGCTATTTTATAGGTAGATTATTAATCGTATTAATCTTTAACGTATAATTATGAAAAAGATACTTACAAGATTCGGAGAGTTCTTATTTGGACTTGCAATGATTATGATTGTAGCTTATATGTGCTTATGGTTTATATCAATGGTATTAATATTATTTAACAGTTAAAACAAAAACAAATGGAAGAAACATTAGAAATTATTAGAGCTTATGCTAAAGGTAAAGATGATTGGTGGATCGTAAGACAATTAGATATACTGGAGGTGCAAATAAAGATAGAGGTAAACAATGCAGAAATAAGAACTTTAAAAGGAATAAGAGATGGACTTAATTAAGATTGTAAAAACAATAGAACCAGAGTACAAGAACACAGACCAATTTATTAATCCTCTACCAAATGAAGTAGAGCTGCAATTAGATAATGAAGATTATTTAATAGAAGTAAACTTAAAAGAAGGTGTGCTTGAAACTAATTTTTGGCAAGGAGAAGAAAAGTATAATGCATCAGATGATGAGATAAACTACATTTATAACTATCTTGAACACCACCTTTTAAATAAGATAGAAGAAACAAAAGTATACTATAACCAACACAATTACAATTATCAAATATGGAATTAACAAACGAAGATAATATGGAACTAATGTCAAGGTATGAAGATAACTACTTTGACCTTGCAATAGTAGACCCACCCTATGGGATTGGAATAAGTAAAAATCCAATACGACAACAACATCAAAAAAAACAATGGGATAATGCGATACCTAACAAAGATTATTTTAAAGAATTATTTAGAGTTAGTAAAAATCAAATTATTTGGGGCGGAAATTATTTTGATTTACCACCAACACAAGGGTTTTTTATTTGGGATAAAAAGCAACCACACGATTTTAGTTTAGCAATGTGCGAATTAGCTTGGTCAAGTATTCAAAAACCTGCTAAAATGTGGTCTTTAAGTGTTTTAAAAGAAAGAGGAAAAATACACCCAACACAAAAACCAATAGAATTATATGAATGGTTGTTAATCAATAACGCAAAAGATGGTTTTAGAATTTTAGATACTCATCTTGGCTCTGGCTCTATTGCTATTGCTTGTCATAATTTAGGATATGATTTAACTGCTTGTGAACTTGATAAAGAGTACTACAATGCAGCTATAAAAAGAATAAACGAACACAAACAACAAATAAGAATGTTTTAATATGGAATTAACAGAAAAGAAATTAGAGAAAATTAGTGGAGCAATACTAAGCTCATTTATTAACCTACACTTACTGGAAGATGCAGAGAAGATAGGTTTGTTTAGACAAAGAGTAAGAAACAACATTAGACGTACTATAAGTGATTTAAAAGAGATAGAGATAAACTACTATAACAAGATAGAAGAAGTTGATGAGAAAGAGCTGGGAGACAAGCTAACTGCCAACAAACTAATCTTTCTTGATTGGTTATTAAACAAGTTTGACTTTAATGACTTTTGTAAGATACAAGAAGTATGTTTGGCATACGAAGCAGACAAAGAAAGAATAACACAAGTAACAGATGAAGTATTAATTAATAATGGATCGGAACAAATAGATGAGCAGATATAATTACAACAGAAAAGCAGCAGAAGAATTAGTAAATGATTTTTGTGAGATAACCAAATTAAATATATTTGATAACTCACGTTCAAATGATAAAGCATCTTTTAGAGCATTACTTTACAAAGTATTGAATGAGGTAAATGGAATGAACGATAGAATGATATCAGACTGGTTTGCTGAGAAAGGTATTAAAAGAAATAGGTCAAGTATATTTCACGCATTAAAAAAGATAGATGTGTACTACGATAGCTTTACAAGGTTTAGAAGTGTTTATGATATTTACTTTAATGACAAGAAAGAAGAAACGATAAAAAAAGAAAGAGCTAGATTAGAACGTTTAAAGAACAAAACAAAAGCTATTAAACAAATTATACTAAACAAAGAAAAAGATGCCTTATCATTCTTAATAGATACCATACCAGATAATAAAAGAGATGAGATTTATGAGATGGTAAATCTGAGAGTAAAGTCTTGGGAATGGAAAAGCAAAGATAAATGTGAGGTAATAGAATGTGGTACATCAATGGAAGATATGCATTGGTAATACAACAATTAAGTGTATGGCGAGTGCCAACACAGAGATTAACAAACAACACTAAAAAATAAAATTATGAATAAAGTATTAAAAAAGAACAAACAGGCATTTGCTATACACAATGTTAGAGGTAGTCTTTTTAATGAAACAGAATTAAATAAAATAATTCACAAAATATCTTATAGAATTGGAAGAATTGAATTATGTGGTCAACTAAATGGAAATGTAGGTTTATTAAACTTTAAAGGTATTGACAAAAAAAATGAATGTGGTATTATAATAATAGATTACCGCTAACAGTTGACAAGGCACGTTTTAATGTTGGTAATTTAACTAATAAAACTAAAAAACAAATGGTTCAAAAAGTTCAAAATCCTTCTGAGTGCAGAAAAGTTAGTTATACAGAGTGGGGTACTTTAGATTGGGATTGGGAAAATCAAGCGAAGCTAGATAAGTGGATTCCAGCTTACTTCTTTAGGTACGATAACTATTATAAAGGACTAACTAACAAACACATAATGAAAAGTGTTTTTGGTCAGAAACCAGAAGATGAAATAAAGAAAGAGATAGACTGGTGGTACAATGAATGCATAGGAGCTTACACACAAATTAAATATTAAACAAAGAAAAAGATGCTTTAGCATTGGTAATTAATTTAAAAATAATTGTCTAAATTTTGTAAAATGTCATATTTTTTTTATTATATAATTATATGTTTATTTAGTACCTATTAAATCTTAAGTATGTATTCATACCTAAACATTGAGAGATAATCAAATAAAAATATATTTCTATGTACTGAGGGTAACTATACCCTTTTCAAAAGTGTTAATAAAATTAAATTAACACATTACACAATACCAGTTATTTTTACTATCTTGTTGCAAACACATTACTATGTTAGAGAAGATATTTGAATCTCATAATAAGTGGATAAACACCACATTAAAGTTTGGATGTAACAGAGAAGAAGCAGAGGACATTGTTTCTCATATGTATCTTGTTATTGGCAAGATGCTAAAGAAAGGATTAGATATAACTTACGGAGATGAAGTAAACTATTATTACATTTACTTAACCTTACGTTCTACCTTTTTACAAATGAAGAATAAGCAGAAGAAAGAGAACAAAATATCATTAGACTTGGTGCTTGATTTAGAATCTGGAGAGTACATTGATTTTAATGATGCAAATGATTCTGTTGAAAAAGAATTAGAAAAATTACATTGGTACGATAGAAAAGTTTACAATCTAATACAAGATGAATATAGTATTACAGAACTATCAAAGAAAACCAATATTACGTACCATTCATTGTATAATACATACAGAAAGGTAAAAGACAGATTAAAAGAAAAACTAAAAGAATAAAATGAAAATTAACCATTTAGATTTGTTTAGTGGAATTGGAGGATTTCACTTAGGATTTGAGAAAGCTGGGTTTGAAGTAAACTCATACTTTTCAGAGATTGACAAATATGCAATAGACGTTTATAAAAACAACTTTAAAAACTCAACTTATGTCGGATCAGTTACAGATGTTCGAGCAGAACAATTACCAAAAATCGATGCAATCACTTTCGGAAGCCCTTGCCAAGACTTTAGTCTCGCTGGAAAACGTAAAGGGATGGGAGGAGATAGAAGCTCCCTTATTACCGAAGCAATTCGACTCATCGATGAGTGCAGACCACGTTTTTTTATCTGGGAAAATGTTAAAGGAACATTCTCCTCAAACAATGGCGAAGACTTTTGGGCAATTATCCAAGCCTTTACCAACATTGGGGGTTATAGACTTGAATGGCAATTGCTTAATACAAAGTGGTTTCTACCCCAAAACAGAGAGAGAATCTACCTTGTCGGATATCTTGGAGACGGAAGTGGAGGACAAGTATTTCCTATCTCAAAAGTCGTTGAATCTTTTGTTGAAAAGGGTGGAGGAAATAGATTTATAGATGTATATAATAAAAAATACAGAAATGAATCCCCAACATTGACTGATCCTTGTCATAATAACATACGATTACAAGTAGGAGATTATAGATATGATGAAGGTTTTAGATGGAGAAAAGATAATAATAGTCCAACATTGCATTTAAAATCTAATGAAATATTAGTAAAATCAGCAACCAGTAGAGGTTATGAAGAGGCAGCTGAAGGGGATAGTATAAACTATTCAAATCCTAATTCTAAAACACGCAGAGGTAGAGTTGGTAAAGGAGTTGCCCAAACTTTAGATACTTGTTGTAATCAAGCAGTTGTAGATAACAAAGTAAGAAGATTAACCCCTATTGAATGTGAACGTCTGCAAGGTTTTCCAGATAACTGGACTCAGTTTGGAGAAAGTGGAAATATAAGTGATACACAAAGATATAAGATGTGTGGTAATGCAGTAACAGTTGATGTAGTTGAAGCAGTTGCAAAGAACATAATAAAAGTAATAAAATAAATAAACAATGAAACTAGGAAACCTTATTGAAAGAATAACATACTACACTGGTATCAAATGGTTATGGAAGAAACTATATCCAGATTGTAAGTGTAAAGAAAGACAAGAACAATTAAATGATATTGAGCTATGGTAGAAGATAAAATTATCTGGAATGGTGTTAAACAAAGAACAACATCAAAGATGTCAAATGAAGATTTTAAGATAATGTGTAAGTTACATTCAAAGTATTTTAACCATAAATATAGTGAGCCTTGCACTTGTAATAAAAGAAGATTAAGACAATGGATAGAAGAACTAAACAATAAATTAATATAAGATATGGAAGAATTAAATATTATATTTGGAATTTCTATTATTGCTTATTTGTGCGTAATAGGTTATTTATTACAAGATATAAGAGATGAATTGAGAAACAACAATAATTAAAAACAAATAGATATGAAAAAATACAAACTTTACATTACAAGTGAATGTGGTTCAAGAGAGACTTGGACAAACGGAGAAACAGTTAAAGAGTGTGTTGATAAATTAAAAGACTTCCATACCTTTGGAGAGTTTGAGAGAGACTTTTTTACAAAGAAAGGTGAAGATAGGCTGAATGAAGAACTTAATAGTGGATGGTACACAAACCTTGAAAACAAATAGATATGGAAGATATAAAAATTTTTATTGAAATTAATATTGCTATTTATTTGTGGTTAATAGCTTACAGATTGCACGGTGTAGTTGATGAGTTAAAAAATATTAACAATAAAAACAAATAAGATATGTACAGAAAGAAACTAATACAGAAGCTACAACAACTGGTTGATAAATTACCAGTATCAGATAAAAGAAAAGAAGTGAAGCAAGACTTGCTTAATTTAAAACTAAGTAAAACAGATTATCACTTTATAACACTAAAAGATAAATATAAAAATGAAGAATAATGACAAAAGAAGAAAAACAATACTGGATAGATAGATGGAATAAACTAAAGCCATCACCACAAAGAGATATGACAATAAAAATGTGGGGTGGAAAAATAAAAAACAAATAAGATATGAAGAATAAAATAATGTTATTGTTACTAATAACTTTTTTAAGTTGTAACGATCCAGAAGAAGAAATTTGTAATTGTAGAGAAAATAGTTATGAAAGAACTTATGAGAACTCAAATAGTTACAGAGATAGATTAATCAACCAAAGAGATATTGATGGTTGTTATACATTAGAAGAAGCAAAAGTAAAACAATGGTACACATCAGACAATTACACAATTGTACAATGTGATGACTATTTATAAAACAAATAAGATATGGCAATAGCAATAACGATAAATGTAGCAGAATGGGTTTTACACCTTGCAGCTATATGGTTAGCACTTAGTTTAGCCGATAGCACTTTACTTCTTTACAAAATATATTTAGAGTGGAGAAGAAATAAGATTAAAGAACGTAAACAAAAAAAGTTTGATTATGAAGAATAAATCAACAACATTACTTGGATTGATTACCTTTTTTTTAGTTGCATCCTTAATAGCATTTTCAATTATAGTAACAGTAATTGCATTACAAATATAAATTTAAAGCCTAGCAGTAAAATGTTAGGTTTTTTTTATTATATAATTATATGAATAATCAAATTATTTCAAATGTTAGAAAATAAAAGAGGTGGTAAAAGAGAAGGTGCTGGTCGTAAAAGTAAATCAGAAGAAGTTAAGATGATCGAAAGACTTACACCATTAGAACCAAAAGCATTTAAAGCACTTGAGAAAGGAGTTGAAGAAGGTAATTTTAAATACGTTCAAATGTTCTATAATTATTATGCTGGTAAACCAAAAGAAACAAAAGATATATCAATAACATCAGAGCAACCTTTATTTGATTTAGATTAGTGTTTCAAGTTACAACTGCAATAAAGAAACTTTATAAGTTACAGAAAAGAAAGAAAGTAATTCAAGGTGGTACATCAGCTGGTAAAACATTTGGTATATTGCCTATACTTATTGATAGATGTATAAGAACACCTATGCTTGAAACAAGTGTAGTATCAGAATCTATCCCACACTTACGTAGAGGTGCTATGAAGGACTTTCTAAAGATTATGGTAGCAACCAATAGGTTTAGAGATAACCAATGGAATAGGTCATCTTTAAAGTACACTTTTACAAATGGTAGTTACATAGAGTTCTTTAGTGTTGAACAACCAGATAAATTAAGAGGAGCAAGAAGAAATGTATTATATGTGAATGAAGCAAACAATGTACCTTTTGAAGCATACACACAACTAAGCATAAGAACAAGTGGAGATATCTGGATTGACTTTAATCCAACTGCAAACTTTTGGGCACATAAAGAGGTTGTAGGCAACGATGATGCAGACTTTATCACATTAACATACAAAGACAACGAAGCGTTACCAGAAACGATTGTAAAAGATATAGAGAGTGCAAAAGACAAAGCAAAGGATTCAGAGTATTGGAGCAACTGGTGGAAAGTATATGGACTTGGACAAATAGGAAGTTTAGAAGGTGTATGTATTCCAGATTGGAAAGAGATAACACTACCAGCAGAAGCAAGGTTATTATGTTACGGAATGGACTTTGGTTATAGTGCAGACCCAACTACATTAATAGCTTTATACAAATACAATGATGCTTATATTTTTGACGAGGTAATATATCAAAAGAAATTGCTAAACATAGACATCTCAAATCTATTAAAGCAAAACAATATACAAGAGTTAATATATGCAGATAGTGCAGAACCAAAATCAATAGCAGAGTTAAAGAGTTACAGACATAAGATACTACCTTGTACAAAGGGTAAAGATTCAATTGTATATGGTATCAACTTAATAAACCAAAACAAAATATTTGTAACAAGCAGAAGTAAAAATCTTATTAAAGAATTACAAAGCTATACCTGGATGAAAGACAGAGAAGGTAATACTATTAACAAACCAATTGATGCTTTTAACCATTGTATAGATGCAGCTCGTTATGCAATATCATCTCAGTTAAAGAATCCAAATGCAGGTAAATACTTTATACGATAGATGAATAATTTACAGATGATTGCAATTGTAGAGTGCTTTATACATCACAGAACTGGAAAGCAGGTAAGGATTGCAAAGCCAACAAAACCTAATCATTATTTACTACTTACAAAAGCCTATGAAAATTGTAAGGGTTTTTTTATAAAACATTAACAAAAAAGTATTATATAATTATGAATATAGAGATAA